CGACATCCCTGCAGAACGACGGCTGTGACGTCATCCAAGTCCAGCAGGGATACAAGTCTCTCTCTCCGCCGGCCAAAGAGTTCGAGCGCCTGATGCTGTCCGAGCAATTGGCCCATGGCGGCAACCCGGTACTTCGATGGATGGCGGACAACGTATCGGTCGTCCGGGATCCGGCGGGCAACATTAAGCCGAACAAAGCGAAGGTCACCAAACGTATCGACGGCATCGCTGCCGCCATCGACGCCCTCTTTCGATTTGTGAAGACCGAGGAAGAGCAGCCGGCCAACCCCGGGATATTCGTGTACTCGGGATAGGAGGAATCGTGACAATCAAGACAGCGATGCAGTGGGTATTCGGCAAGCGCTCCGACTCGCATATGACGGAGGAATTCTCCCGTTGGCTCTCATCTCAAGGCATGACTGAGTCCGGCGTTCAGATCACTGAGCACAGCGCAATAAATATCCCCACCGTTTATGCCTGCGTGCGCGTCCTGGCTGAGTCCATGGCCTGCATGCCGCTGGTGCTCTATGTTCGCGGTGAGAAGGGAAGGACGCCGGCGGAGAACCATCCGCTCTACCACGTGCTACATGACGAACCCAATCCTGAGATGACGTCGTTCGCGTACCGCGAGACCATGATGGCGCACCTCAGCCTCTGGGGCAACTCCTACTCCGAGATCCAATACAACTACGCCGGGCAGCCGTGTGCCTTGTGGCCGCTTCGCCCCGACTGGATGACCGTCCGGCGCGAGCTTAGGACTGGCCACCTGGTCTATACCTTCACTTCTCCATATACCGGGACCCGTGATCTGGACCCCGCGCAAGTCCTGCACATCCCTGGTCTTTCCTTTGACGGTCTGATCGGCAAATCGCCAATCACCATCCAACGCGAATCGCTGGGACTCTCCCAGGCCGCTCAGGACTATGCTGCCCGCTTCTTCGGCAACGACTCAGCGCCCGGTGGGTACCTGCAGACTGCTGCTCCAATGACGGATGAGAAGAAGAAGATCGATATGGCGAAGGCGTGGGTCGACGCGCATAGTGGCCATAACCAGCACAAGATCGCCATTCTGGATGGAGGGCTCGATTATAAGTCTATCGCCCTGAATGCCGAGGACGCGCAACTGCTGGCGACCCGCGAGTACGAACGGTCCGAGATTGCCGGATGGTACCGCGTGCCTGCACACCTCATCGGCGACCTGACACATGCCACCTTCTCGAACGTAGAGAACCTCGGGCTACAATTCGGGACCTATTCGTTGATGCCATGGTGCGTACGTCTCGAGCAAGGCTTCAACCGTTCGCTCTTTCCAACCTATAAATACTTCTGCAAGTTCAAGATGGATGCATTCATGCGGGGCGATACACCGTCTCGGTATTCCGCGTATGCCGTAGCACGTCAATGGGGCTGGTTCTCGGCAGACGACGTTCGCGAGCTCGAGGACATGAACCCAATACCGGACGGGAAGGGCGCGCTCTACCTGACGCCCATGAATATGATCCCGGCCGGGCAGATCGCCGTTCCGGCCCCGGCGAGGTCCATCGTTGCCCCGGTGTTCGTGGATGCCTGCGACCATATCCACCGGCGCGAATCTGCCGACATTCTGGCCGAAGCGCGAAAAAGCCTTGCACGGAGTGACGTTGCAGGCTTCGAGAGCTGGCTGACGAATTACACCACCACATCACTCGCAACATTCGTCGCAGAGCGGCTTGCAGTACCCATTCAAGCACAACTCCGTGCAATCGGTAATGGCAACAACGTCGACGACCTGACTGTGCAGACCTTCGCGCAAGTCCAGGCAAAGGAATACGGGCTCTCGGTCATGGCTCAGGTGACTGCCTGTGTGCAGCGGGCGCAGTATACGGGGATGGATATGTTGCACGTCCTCGAGAGTTGGTACGCCGAGCGGGCGCAGAACTCGCCGGCGGCGACTGCGATGTTGATCATGAACGCAGTCGAGGCACAGATCATGGAGGTACATCATGCATGAGACAGAGTACAGGACGTTTGGATTTGAGGCACGGCAGGGAGAAGACAGCGGCAATCACCTGGTTGGACATGCCGCGATATTTGATGTGACCGCCGACATCGGGGGCTTTTTCCGGGAGAAGATTGCGCGCGGCGCATTTGACAAGACACTGGCCGACAAGGCCGACGTCCGGGCACTGCTCAACCATGACCCCAACTACGTGCTGGCACGCACGATATCCGGAACGCTGAAGCTCTCGACGGATGACAAGGGTCTGTTTACGGATACGGATGTTGCGCCTACGACCATGGGGAAAGACGTCCTCATCCTCGTGAAGCGGGGGGACATCACGCAGATGTCGTTCTGCTTTCAGGCCATCAAAGAGGAATGGGACGAGACAGATCAGGAACATCCCGTCAGGACGATTACCGAGGTAAGGCTCTTTGACATCAGCCCAGTGACCTTTCCTGCCTATCCGACCACCGACGTTTCTGCGCGTTCTGCCGAGGCTATTCTGACGGAGCATCGGAAGGCAACACCTTCAACAAAGGCAATCGAGCCGCCCCAGGAGGGACACTCGGAACCGATAGTACCACCGACACCTGACTATGTCTCGGCCAATGAGTCGCGCCGCAAGCGGCTCGCGTTGTTAGAACTCGAGGGTTAAGGACCCTCAAAAGGACTGACTATGCTGACACTTACAGAACTGAACGAGCTCGCTCAGAAGCGAGCAGGCCTCATCGGCCAGGGTCGAGCGATCCTCGACAAGGCCGACTCGGAAAAGCGGTCTCCTACCGCAGACGAGGACAATCAGTACAAGACGATCTACGCTGACGCTGCAGCTATCATGGCGAGGATCGAGACTGAACGCAAGCAGCAGGCGCTCGAAGTTGAGCTGCGCACGCCCGTTCCCACGGTCGTCGCCGGCAAGGATGACCCCAGCAACAGAGAGGCGAAGCCGGAAAATACCGAGGCGCGCGCTGCATTCACGAAGTACCTGCGCAGCGGGCACCTTCTCGAGACGGAGGCGCGCGCTCTGACGCAGAGCAGCGAGCCGGACGGCGGGTATTTCGTACCCGACCTGTTCAGGGCGGAGCTGATCAAGGGAGCCGATAACCTGGTCTTCGTGCGTCAGTTCGCTGCCAAGAGCACCATCGCCGGTACGAGCACGGTCATCTTCCCCAAGAAGACAGTCCGCATGACGAACGCCGAGTGGACGTCCGAGGTCGGCAAGGCCACCAAGGACACCGCTCTCAAGTTTGGCATCGTTAAACTGACGCCGACCAAGCTGCAGAAGGAAATCACGATCAGCACGACGCTGCAGCGGAATTCGGCCATCGACATCGATGCTGTTGTGCGTGAAGAGCTGGACTACGTCCTGGCGATCACGATGGAGCAGGCGTATCTCCTGGGAACAGGGTCTGCTCAGCCGCTCGGCGTGTTCACCGTTGCCGCGGACGGCATCAATACCGACCGTGACTTCTCCGAAGGCAACACTGCGACCGCCATCACCATTGACGGCCTGAAGAATGCCCTGTACCACCTGACGCCGATCCATCGCAAGGTTGCACGGTGGCTCTTCTCGATGGAAGCCGTGCTCGGCATTTCAAAGATGAAGGACGGCGAAGGCCGTTACATCTGGCAGACCTCCATCGTCGCTGGGGACCCAGATACTCTGCTCGGCCATGGCGTCGACGAGTCGGCGTACGTGCCGAACACCTTCCAGGCCAGCCAGTACGTCGGCATGCTCGCCGACTGGAACCAGGGCTATCGCATCGTCGATTCCCTGGGCATCGAGCTGCAGATCCTGCGCGAGCTCTACGCCGAGGAAGGTCTCGTCGCAATGCTGATGACCTTGTGGTCAGACGGCAAGCCGACCCAGCCCGAAGCGTTCGCGCGCATCAAGCTCTCAGCTTAAGGAGGCTGATGTGGAAAACTCAGTCCTGAACAACAAGCTCATCACCGCCGAAGTCGGATACTTCGCCGCCGGCCAGGCAGCCAAGAGCACCTCTGTCCTGGATATGGCCGATTGCGATAG